CGGGGAGTACGTTTGTGGATTTGCACCGGTTCTATGGGGGGGGGACTGAGTTCGAGGAAGTGTTCAAGGTGAAGCCGGCGAATGTGGGTGTGGTTCCACCTCCGCCGCCTGATCCTGAGCCGGTGCCTGATCCAGAGCCTGAGCCGGTGGGGGTGAAGTACCGGGTAAGTGTGGATACGTTAAATGTGCGGACGGGTCCGGGCGTGAATTACAAGGATATTGGGGATTTGCATAAGGGGGATGAGATCACGGCGACGACTTTCAGCGCGCCGGTGGAGGGGTGGGTGGAGTTCCGGCCTGGGGAGTGGTGCTGCGTGGTGTATGGCGGGCGGTGGTGTGTGGAGAAGGTGTGACCCTCACCCTGCTCTCTCCCTTCCAGGGAGAGGGGAAAGCGAGCGGAGATGAGTGCTGTAAAAAAGGTGAGACGGGAGGCGGTGGTGGAGGCGCTGCGGGAGTTGGAGGTAAGAGGCGATGTGGCGTTGGTGAATCTGGTGCGGGCGTTTATCCAGGGGTTGGAGGGGCGGGTGGCGGCGTTGGAGTTGGAGTATGACACGGATTGTTACACGGATGCACGAATGGATGAGGAATCGGGCTGAACAGGTAATGCGGGTTAGCGGCAACGAGTTTTACCGCTAAGGCGCGAAGACGCTAAGGTTTATTTATGGGTGAAGAAGAGATTGAAGGTGATGAGTTAGGGGATCCGGAGGAGGGGAGGTTTCCGGCGGGGGAGGGGACACCCGGGCAGTTGGAGAGCCGGGCGAGTTATGCGCGGTTGGAGGAGATGCGGCGGAAGTTGCCGTGGTGGGATGAGTATGTGCAGCTGCGGTTCGAGGGGTGGGATTGGCGTAAGGCGGCATATATGGCGTGGGCGGTGATGCCGTTCGCCAGGCGCTGGCCAGAGACGCAGGAGCAGTTGGCGAAGGAGGTGCTGGGGCTGAAGTCCGACCGGACGATCCGGAAGTGGTTGGAGAAGCAGCCGGAGATGGGGCTGCGGATTGAGAAGTTGAAGGTGGGGATGTTGGGTAATCATTTGTCGGATGTGTTGGAGACGTGGGTGAAGATGGCTAAGTTGGAAGATCCGAGCGCGCATCGTGATCGGATTACGTATTTGGAGACGGTGGGAGTATATAAGCCGAAGGGGGCGGTGGAGTTGAGCGGTCCAGGGGGCGGGCCGATCGAGCAGGAGGTGCGCTATGCGGATAAGAGTGATGAGGAGCTGAAGAAGATGGCAAGTAATCTGATGGATAAGAAGTAAAGATATTTCCACAGATTGTACAGATTTCACAGATGGTTGGATTGAGTGATGATTGGGTTAAGTGCAGATACGAGAAGTGAGGAGCGCCGGAGGTTGGAGGCGCTGAATGATGTGTTGGTGGAGCAGCGCCGGCGGGCAAATGGGGGGCGGTTGGATTTGTTGGGGTGGACAGCAGTGCATCGCAGCCAGTTGAAGGCGGGGGTGCTGTTCGACCTGGTGCAGCACGGGTATTTGCGCGGGTTGTATGAGTGCCAGGCGAAGCGGGTGGTGGTGTTCAAAGCTTCTCAGATGGGGGCGAGCGAGTGGGCGATCAGTTATTCACTGCATGCGGCGGATGAGCGTAAGGCGACGGTATTATATTTGTTCCCCACGGAAGGGGATGTGAGCGATTTTTCTTCTGCCCGGGTTGGGCCTGCGATCGAAAGCAGCGCTTACCTGGAGCGGATTGTGTTGGAGGGAGGGGCGGCGGCGCAGGGGGGGCGGAAGGTGCGCGGGGCTGACCGGGTGATGTTGAAGCGGGTGGGTGACCGGTTTTTGTATATGCGGGGCAGCCAGGTCAGGCCGGACGGGAAGGCGCCGCAGTTGAAATCGATCGATGCGGACGTGCTGGTGCTGGATGAGGTAGATGAGATGGACCCCAGGGCGCCGAGTATTGCGGTGAAGCGGTTGGGGCACAGCGTGATTGCGGAGGAGCGTTCGATTTCGACGCCGACGTATCCGGGGTTTGGGATTCATGCGATGTGGTTGGGGAGCGATCAGCGGGAGTGGGTGATCAAGTGCTCGAAGTGCGGGAGGCGGCAGGCGCTGACGATCGGGCATGTGGTGCGGGAGTGGGATGAATTGGAGAGGCCGCGGGGTTGGAATCAGGATAAGAAGGGGGTGGCTTTTGCGGCGTGCGAGCACTGTGGGAAGCCGTTGAACCGGTTGGGACCAGGGGAGTGGGTGGCGACGGCGCCTGGGTCGAAGACGGTGGGTTTTCATTTGACGAAGTTGTTTAGTCCGACGGCGGTGTTGGATGAGCTGGTGGGGAATCTGCAGACGACGGATGAGACGAAGCGGCGGGAGGCGTTCAACCAGGATTTGGGGCTGCCGTATTTGCCGAAGGGGGGGCAGTTGTCGGATGAGGTGTTAGATTCGTGCAGGCGGGATTATGCGCACGGGCCGAGGACGAATGAGCGGACGATCCTGGGGGCGGACGTGGGGAAGACGATTCATGTGGTGATCCGGAGCGAGGGGTTGGAGGCGGAGTCGGGGGAGAGGGCGCAGCGGTTTGCGGGGGAGGTGGAGAGTTTCGAGGCGGTGGGGAGGTTGATGCGGGATTATCACGTGGGGCGGGCGGTGATCGATGCGCTGCCGGAGACGAGGGAGGCGCGGAAGTTGCAGGCGAGTTTTGCGAAGGGGGTGGTGTGGTTGGCTTATTATGTGAACCAGCGGGCTGGGACGAAGAATGAGAGCCCGGAGGTGTGGAATGATGTGGAGGGTGTGGTGAACCTGGACCGGACGCGGACGTTGGATCGGATGTTCAGCCGGTTTTTTGAGCGGAAGAATACGCTGCCGGGGAATGCGCGGGTGGTGCGGGGGTTTTATGAGCAGTTGAAGGCGCCGGTGCGGGTGTTGGAGGATGGGCCGGGGGGTGAGAAGGTGGCGGTGTACCGGGAGGCGACGGCGGATCACTTTGCGCATGCGGAGAATTATTGCGAGGTGGCGGGGCAGCGGGGCGGGCCAGCGCAGGGGACGGTGGTGGAGAGTGAGAGTCCGGTGAGGGAGCGCGTGAGGAGGAGTGCGTGGAGATGAAGACAGGTAATGCAGTTTTTCCACAAATTACACAGATTTCTCAGATTGGAAATTCTGAACAGATAATGGCGGTTATCCGCCGCGATAGCCGCTCTGCGGCGGCTGCGCGTGTTGTAGGAGGTTGAGATGAAGCGACATTTGTTAACGTCTTGGCTGGGGGGGCGTAAGACCTATAAGCAAGCCATGAAGGGTTTGTTTGGCTCATCTATCGTAAGCCTGCTGATGCTGGACGAAACCAGCGGTACGACTGCGGCAGACAGCAGCGCGGCGGCGAACTGTACGGGGACTTACGTCAACACTCCGGGCCTGGGTCTGGCTACTGCACCTTATGGCAATGTTGCGCCAACATTCAATGGCTCGGATGAGCGGGTAAACTGGTACACGGCGGCGCTGGCTTCGGCATTCAACAACGCTGAGGCTACTGTGATGGGCTGGTTTTACCTGACCAACTGGGATACAGCCACGGCGGGGGGGCTTATTTTGTTGCAGGTTGATGCAAACAATTACATGCGACTTAGAAAAGGCTCATCTACTAACCAATTGCTTTTTACAGTCAACAGAGGCGGGACGGTTGAGAACTTTGCAGATACAACGGCGAAGACAAACGGCACATGGTATCACATCACATTAACGATGTCAGTAACCAATGATCGGGTTGGGGGATTTATAAACGGGGCGCAGTCGGGAAGTTATTCGACTGGCCTGGGAACGTGGGCGGGGGCGCTAAACTCGGCATTATGCACAATTATGTCGGAGGGCGCCGGTACTTATTCACCAGGCGGGGCGGCGGTAGTTTGCCTGCTCAACCGTGAAGCTACCCCAACTGAGATACAGCGAGCTTACAATCTTGGTCTATGACAGCAACAACTAAAACCACCCTGAAGGGCTATTTCAATACTGGCGACGTTCCAACTGAAGGCAACTTCGTCGAACTAATTGACACAGCAATGTTGTCATTCTGCCCGGATGATTACGGGGCAGTGGGTAATGGCTCGACCATCGACACGGCAGCGGTCATGGCGACGATTGCCGCGTGCAAGGCGCACGGCGGGGGGAATATCATCTTGCGGCGCGCTTATGCGATGGATAGCACAGGTTCGCGGAGCTTTGGGCAGTATCCGAACAATAACTATTCGCTCTTTGTGGATGCAAGCAATATCCACATTTACGGCCCTGGGAAGCTGGTATATAACACCATCCCCACGGTTAGCAATGGTAGCTTTGTGTGTGTCGCATTTGGCAATGGCAATGACGTTATCAAGAACGTTGGTATTCACGGGGTGGAAATTGACGCTAATAGTTTATCGGATGCGAACCTGGCGACCATGAGTACGTCAAGCGTCGGAGCAGCAATACTATTCAACAACTGTTCTGATTTTGCGATTGACCATAATGTTGTGCGTAACGGTTGGGGATACAACGGAGCGATACAGACCATCTCCGGCACAGAATACGGGCGAGTAAACGGCAACCATGTTCACAAGGCAAAGAAAGCGGGCTTGTGGATGGATGGGTTACGCTATGCCGCAATCTCCAATAATCGGATAATCAGTACGACCCTCACCGGGATCATGTGCGCTACCAACTCGGACATATCTCGCAACCCGATTGACATTGATGTACATGACAATCTACTGGTTGGCTCCGGGAATGTAATGATGTGCATCAATGGCGGTTATAGAGTGGTTGTACGAGATAACCACTTGTATCGCACCACTGCTTTTGCTGCATCCGCTGGCGTTCTACTGCAATCTCAGGATAGCGCGTCTGGGGAATGGGCGGCGACAGATTGCGTAATTGCGAACAATGTAATTTATAGAGACACAGCGGGTATCGGTGGGTATGCGATTGACCTGCTTGGTACTGCGGATGTATCCTGCAATCGCACCAGGATTATAGGCAATATCATCAATAACGGTTGGTCTTACGCTTACCGTCTTGGTAACTACGTCACCAATAGCAAGATTGTTGTGAATGATTTTTCTGGTGCTTATGTTGCGGTAGAGCTGGATAACTCAGGAGGTACGGCAACGGGCAACATCGTTACGCCGAACTACTAATGAGACGGATTGCTCTAATCGCTTGTGCTTTTATGTCGTCTATCCGGCAATGGATCATCGGACAAACAGCGGCTGGAAAGTCGCGGATAAGTTAAGATGCAAGGACGCCCTGGGAGCGGATCGGTGAGACACAATTGGCAGCCAATAAGAGCGATTATGTGAACTGAAATGACCTAACCCTACCTAACCCTCCGACCCCCTTCCCTGAAGGGAAGGGGGGGAGGGAAGGGGGGATGAATGGAGGATGAGAAGATGGAGAAGAGGTTGACGTTGGGTGAGCGGTTGGTGAGGCGGTTGGGAGGGGTGACCAGGACGGAGTTGGAGGTGGTGAAGCGGCGGGCGTTCGAGGCGGGGATGGAGGCGGCGGACGCGGCGGATGGGAATGATGAGACGCCGATGTATGATTCGGGGGGGAGGGCGATTGGACGGGGGTATAAGGCGCAGCAGGCGACGCCCAGGGATTTGAGCCAGTGGAGCCAGGAGCGGGCGATTGAGGCTTCTTTCCGGTTGTGGCAGACGAATCCGGTGGCGAAGACGTTGACGGAGATTATGGTGGATTATGTGCTGGGGGACAAGGTGCAGGTGCAGGCGCTGGATGAGGATGTGCAGGCGGTGCTGGATCGTTTCCTGGCGGATCCGGTTAATAACCTGGTGCTGAAGGAGGGGACGGTGGGGGATGGGTTGGACAGACTGGCGCGGGAGCTGGGGTTGTTCGGGGAGAGCCTGGTGCTGCTGTTTGTGCGGGATGGGTCGGATTTGGGGGTGGTGGGGGATGGACGGCTACGTATTGGGACGGTGGATCCGAGCGAGATTCATAGTGTGATTTGCGAGGCGGGGAACCGGCGCCATGTGCTGGGGGTGAAGCTGAAGGATAAGCAGGGGGGCGATACGGGGCCGGTTTATAAGGTGGTGGAGCAGGCGGAGACGGGGGGGATGCTGGAGGGGATGCGGGATTTGCGGTCGTATCGCAGCCAGGTGGGAAATGGGCGGTTGAAGGAGGGTATGGTGGGGGATACGACGCTGCGCAAGCTGCGGGGGAAGGAGTGGTTGGTGGATGAGGACGGCAACCGGCGGCTGCGGATGGTGGAAGCGGAGGTGGATGGAGCGGCGAAGGAGTTCCAGGCGGTGGGTGAGTGCCTGTTCACACAGGTCAATAAGATCAGCACGGGGGTGCGGGGCAGGCCGGATTTGCTGCCGCTGATCGATTGGTTGGATCGCTTCGACCAGGTGTTTTTCGACGGCGCCGAGCACGCGGCGATGTTGAATATGTTCGTGTGGGATTTGAAGATCGAGGGGGGGAGCGAGACGGCGCCGGAGCCGGAGCGGAATTTGTTGATCCAGGGGAAGAAGCTGGCGGCGATGAAGCCTGCATCGGCGTATGTGCACAATGAGAGTGCGGAGCTTACGCCGAAAAATCCGAGCTTGCAGACGCAGGATTTGGAGACGCTGGTGCGCCAGCTTAGGGTGCTGCTGGCGAGCGGGGCGCGCATGCCGGAGCATTGGTTGGGAGAGGGCGGGTATACGAACCGGGCGACGGCGGCGGAGATGGGGCAGCCGACGTTCCGGATGTTGACCAGGCGGCAGAGTGTGATCCGGTCGCTGCTGACGAAGTTATGCCAGTATGCGATCGATGTGGCGGTGGCGCTGGGGCAGCTCCCGGAGATGGTGGATATGCTCGACGATAATGGGGATGATAAGGGGGAGCAGGTGCGGGCGCGGGATGCGTTTACAGTGGAGATGCAGGACATCAATGTGGAGGATACGGGGTTGGCGGCCAGGACGCTGGCAAGCGTGGCGCAGGCGGTGCTGCCGTTGATTGCGAGCGGGTTCCTTCCGAAGCGGCCCGGAATGGAGTTGATTGCGGCGGCGGCGCAGACGCTGGGGGTGGAGATCGAGGTGGAAAAGGCGTTGGAGGAGGAGGAGCTGGGGATGGGGCTGCCGGCGGATTTGATGGGGAGCTTGCAGGCTTTAATATCTAAGATGGGCGGGGAGGAGGAACCGCAAAGGCGCGGCGCCGGAGTACCGGCGGATGCTAAGGAAAGCTGACAATGGTTTTTTAGCACGGATTACACGGATAGGTGAGAATGCCGACGAAGAGGGAAGTAAGGGCGCTGATCAGGGCGATGCTGGAGAGGACGGCGGCGACGTGGGATGAGAGCGCGGCGCTGTTGGATAATTTGGCGCGCTTGCATGGGGAGCTGCAGCGGCTGCTGACGGAGAGTGGGTTGTTCCAGCCGGGGGAGGTGAACCGGCTGCTGCAGGAGGTGGATTTTGCGGTGCTGCGGCATGCGGAGGAGATCGGGGCGCTGTCCAGGGCTGCCCAGCAGCGGGCCTGGACGCGGGGTGTGGCGCAATTTGATGAGACGATGGGGCTGTTTCAGGTCAATTATGTGAAGGGGGTGACGGGGGCGGAGAGCGCGCTGGCGCAGGCGTATATGACGGTGGACCGGATTAAGCAGGTGACGGATGAGATGCGGGGGTTGATCCGGGGGCAGGTGTTGAGCGGGTTGTACCTGCAGAAGACGCCGTTCGAGGTGATGGCTTCGATAACTAACATTATTGGCATACGCAACCAGGCCGGTTTCCGGGAGCTGGGGACGACGGGGATCAGTGCGAAGGCTGAGCGGATTATGCGGACGGAGCTGATGGGGATCCAGAATGCGGGGAGCTGGGAGCGCAGGATGCAGGCGCTGCAGCAGTTTCCGGATTTGGAGGATGTTTGGGCGGCGACCGGCGATACGCGCACACGGTTGGATCACCTGGTGGCGCACGGGCAGAAGAAGGGGACAGATGGCTATTTCGAGGTGGGGGGTGAGCGGGCGAGGTTTCCGGGCGATCCGAGCTTGAGTCCGAGGCAGCGGGTGAACTGCCGGTGTACGGCGATTCCGTATCGAAGCGAGTGGGGGGCGGTGGATTTTGTGTTGGGGCCGCTGGCGGTGCAGGTAGAGGAGGAGAGGGAGCGAAGGCAGGAGGCTGTAAAGAACATTAACCGCGAAGGCGCTAAGACGCGAAGTTTTTTTAGGTGGAGATAAGCGGATGAGTGTGGTGATTGATGGGCGAAACGGGAGGGGGAGGAGCGCGTGGCGGGATGATGGCGGGGAGGTGCGGGAGCCGGGGCAGGTATACATGATGGAGGTGAGTTTACGCGAGCAGCAGTTGCTGTTGAGGTTGAGGATGTTGGAGGCAGGGGAGTACCAGGTGCGGGTCAATAAGGCGGGACGGGGGAGGGATGGTTTACGGTTGTGGGAGGTTACTTATCCACCTGGCTCGCTTCCCTGACGGGCAGCAGAGCAGGCATGGATGCCGCAGATTGAGGAGGCGACCTTGAGAAAGATTGCGGCGATTTTCAGCGATATGCACAGTGGATACCAATTGGGGTTATGCTCGCCGGCGACTGAGCTGGAGTTCGATGGTCGGCTGCGCCGGGTGGCGATGAATGAGGTGCAGGAGTGGCTGTGGGGGGTTTATACGTTGGGGTTGTCGAAGGCGGTGGAGCTGGCCGGGGAGGATGAGATCGTTGTGCTGCACAATGGGGATATTACGCACGGCGACCGGTTCAAAGAGGAGCTGATAACGACCCGGATGGCGGACCAGTTCACGATTGCGCGGATGAACCTGGCGGTGTGGTTGATCCAGGAGCAGGTGCGGGTGCTGCGCCTGGTGCTGGGTACGGGCGTACATGAGTTTGGGGAGGGGTCGGCGAGTGTGCTGCTGGCGGATGCGCTGCGGGAGTCGTGGAAGGGGCGGGATGTGTGCAGTGGGTATCACTTTTTGATCGATATTGCGGGGGTGATCATTGATATTGCGCATCACGGTCCACACCCGGGCAGCCGGAGCTGGCTGCGGGGGAATGTGGCGCGGTTTTACCTGCGGGATTTGATGTTCCAGCATTTGCTGCATGGGGAGAAGCCGCCTGACCTGGTGGCGCGCAGCCATTTTCATTCGTTCGTGAATGAGGTGATGACTGAGGGGGAGTATGAGAGCCGGATTATTGTGACGCCGCCGCTGTGTGTTCCAGGTGACCATGCGCGCAAGGCGACCAGGTCGATCGGGCAGGTGACGTGCGGTATTGTGTTGGTGGAATGTGTGGATGGGCGGATCGGGCAGGTGGCGCCGGTGATGGATACGCTGGACATCCGGAGGCATGAGGTGGTGTGATGGTGGATAAATCGGCGGTGCTGGCGCGGCTGCGGGAGTTTGCAACGCGGACGAGTATATTGAGTGCGGATGTTACGGTGGAGGAGGTGATGGGGGAGCTGGATGTCAAGAGTAAGACGACGGCGCGGAAGTGGATGAAGGCGTTCGCAGATGCGAATAGGGATGAGGTTGAGCTGCTGCGCGTGTCGGATGGCCGGGGCCACCGGGTGATGGTGTTGAGGGAGAGACGGGGCTGACAGGGAATGACGGCTGGTGCTCACCAGGCGCCAGCCGTGAACGCCGGTTCGAGTCCGGCCAGCTCCACCACTTAGGCCCCCCTGCAAAGGGGGGCTTTTTTGTTCAGGTAATTGGGCTTAGCGGCTGACTTTCAGCCTGGTTTGTTTGCATGCAAACATTGAACAGGTGTACGCTGCAATTGACATTTTGTATGTAGTGTGCTACATTAGGGGGGAGGCGTGAAACGATGATACACGGCTCGCCGGAGCCATCTGGCGAGCCGTTTTCTTTTTAGGGACGTGAAACGCTGAGACACGGCCTGGTCTTCCGAGATCAGGCCGTGTTTTTTTGTGGAGGTGATTATGCCGTATTTTGTGAAGCGCAAAGGGAAGAAGTGGGCGGTGGTGGATGATAAGGGGAAGGAGATGGGGGAGCATGAATCCGAGGAGAAGGCGCGCAAGCAGCAGGCGGCGCTGAATATCAATGTGGCGAGTAAGGAAGCGAAGATGGACGGCGCCAAGAGCCTGTCTGATTTGGTTTCCCAGGTGCGCCAGGCGTTTGAGAAGAAGTTCGAGCGGTACGGGCCAAATGGGGAGTATATCGGCGGGCGTTATTGCCGCGAAATTTATGAGGATCGGGTGGTTGTGGAGTGGGACGGCGATGAGTTATACGCTATCCCATACGTGGTCGAGAATGGTCAGATCAAGTTTTCGGAGCCGGATGCCTGGCAGAAGGTGGAGAAGGCTTACGTTTCGGTGAGCGAGAGTCTGCGGATCGTGGCGGCCAGGAAGAAGGATGGGGAGGCGGAGGGGCGCGAGTGGGAGGTGGTGATCATCGGGCCGGAGTCGGATGCGGATTTGATCAGCGAGGGGCAGGAGCGGT